TCTTTCAGCCAAAATGAGGCGCGTCCAAAATCAATGATTTTCATTAATTTGCCGAACGTAGGAACTCTATAAAACTTTTCACCGTCTTTCAATCCATCAAGTCTGTAATATATATATGCATCTGTGGTTTCTGTCCACATTACATTATTCGTATGTAAATCATTATGGACAAATCCATAGTAGTACTGGGCAACAGATAGTGCTGCTATTACTTGAAATACCCACGCAGACCACCGAATGTCCTTTGACTTTATTATTTCGGGGTCCTCTGAATCCTCTTCATCGTCAAGTAAGGCATCCATTGTACCAGTACAACGTTCCATTAATGTGACTTGAACAGGGAAATCTGTAAACTCAGCGAAAAACTCACTCTGATTTTGATTACAACTATTTGTGTCATAATCGTCAGAGTGTAATGATTCACTTACAGAGCTATCCTCATTAGAACTACTACTATTGCTACTTTGTGAATGCTTGTTGTCCAATTTTATAATACGGACAGGGCGTTCTTCAAGCAGTTCAACAGTTGCATCTTCGTCTGTTGATGGACTCTGGCTTGTACAATCATCTTCTTCGTCTTCTTCTTCACCGTCTTCACTTTCTTCACTTTCTTCACTTTCTTCACCTTCGGAGTCACTATCAATAGTTTCTACTTGTAATATTTCGTCATTTTCATCTTCCAGACTATTTTTTGTATTTTCTATATTATTTTCTAAATCTGTACATTCTATTGTTCCACCTTCCTCCATAATTTCAACTGGTGGTTTCTGTCCCAACTCTTCCCCCACAACTTTTATATTAAACATGCCTAATTTTTGATTTTTATTGAACCAGCGTTCATGTCTTAAACTAGAGATTTCTCCAGTAATATTGTATAAATATTTATTGACGCGTCCATTAAATGCACCGTAAAATCTACACCAGTGTGGTGATTTTTCTGTTTCTACCAATCGTGAGATGGTAGCACAACACAATGAATCTATGTAGGCTTCATTGTATTTATTGTGAATTTTGGTTAATGTATTCATCCAATACTCCTGTGGTTGAGGTAATGCGCCATCTTGAGGTAAAAGATAGATTCCTTCCATTGCTGATATAGGTTCTACAAGATGGACCCGCTTAATGAACATTGGAATGTTGTGCACACCTGAAATATCCCTAAACTTTCCGTTTGCCGTAATAAAATAGCCTTCTGGTTCACCAGAAATAGTAAAGAACTCTAAGGGAGATTGTAATGAGTAATTATGATTATCTGTAATGAATGCTATACTGGGAAGTGTCTCTTGTACATTTCTAAATTCAAATAACGCATTATCTATTGATGATTTTAAAGAGAACTTACCAACAAGAGGCAAGAGTTCCCGGGGTAGCACCTTTGTTCGTGGTAAATGATTCGGCAGGGGGGAATCCGAATTACTTACCGCTTTCTTCTTTTGTTTTTTCGGACCACGTTTTTGCTCCTGTTTATGGATGAATAGAGGCATATTGCTGTTACTGTTCCGGAAACCAATAGAGTCACTGTTCCGCAGAAGCTGTGCGTAAGTGTTCTATTTTCGGATTCCTGTGTAGACTTAAAAGCATGTCTAATCCTGCAATTAACAGCATTGTTCCTATTGAACCTGTCCAAGCCGGAGGGCGGCGTAAGATGAATTTATCTTTAAGAAAATTTGATATGAGCCGAATCAAAGACGACAAAGTTGTCGTATTTATCGGTAAAAGAGATACTGGTAAATCTTTTTTGATTCGCGACCTTCTCTATCACCACCAAAACATCCCCATTGGGACAGTTATAAGCGGCACAGAATCAGCCAACTCTTTTTATGGTTCTATTATTCCCCCCCTCTTTATCCATGAGGAATTTAATCCACTAATTATCCAAAACTTATTGAAACGCCAGAAGACCCTTGCCTTGAAAATTCAAAAGGATTTTCAGACCCGTGGCACAACTTCTGTGGACCCCCGCACATTTATGATTATGGACGACTGCCTTTATGATAATACATGGACACGTGATAAGTATATTCGTAGCTTATTTATGAACGGTCGTCACTGGAAGATTTTGTATATTGTTGCGATGCAGTACTGTATGGGTATTCCTCCAAATCTACGAACAAATATTGATTATGTATTTATTTTACGCGAAAACATTATTGCTAATCGTAAGCGCTTATATGACCAGTTTGCGGGCATGTTTCCCGACTTCGACAGCTTTAGCCAAATTATGGACCAGTGCACTGAGAACTATGAGTGTTTAGTTATTGATAACAATGCAAAGAGTAATAAGATTGAGGACCAGGTGTTTTGGTATAAGGCTCAACCTCATCCCAATTTTCGTATTGGGCTTTCAGAATTCTGGAATCAAAAGCCACCTGAGCCAGGTGATGGTTCTGAGGATTTTGACCCTGCTGCGGCTGGCAAGAAGAAGAGCGGTCCTATTATTCAGGTTAAGAAATACTAATACATGAAGTAGATGGCTGCTATAGCTCCTGCCCTACCAGTACAAATACCAAATACTGCAGGTCAGGGAAATTCTACAATAAAAACTGAGAATATACCCAAAAATAGCGCTATAAGTTCAGGTGAACTTGTCAAAGAATCTGGTGTTGCCGGTATCTATAAAAACTTGGGAGCCGACATAAAAAACGTTAGTGGATTCGATATACTTAATTTTTCATTGGCACCTGGTGCATCACTAATCACAAATCAGGAAACTATGACTTATATGGATGGTGGTTTAGTCACAGAGGCGCAGCTTGGACAAGGTGGCATTTGGAGTGGAATTAGGCGCGGTCTAGCTGGGTCAAGTGTCTTACAAAATATGGTATCTAATCCTACTACAAGTGTACGTAAAATTACGCTTTCATCGCTTTTACAGGGGTCAATAGTACAGATTGATATTAAGGCTGGTGAATCTTGGCGTTTTTCTGATAAGAGTTTTTTGGCGTGCACACCCAATCTCACCGTTAGTGGAAATCTAAACATTTTTAGGAATTTTCGTCTAATGTTTGTTGGTGAGAACATCACATATACTACAGTCAAAGCAGACCAGGGAAGTGAAGGTACTGTATGGATTAGCGCCTATGGTGGGTTAATTAGGCACGATATCGATATGGGTACAGCTGATACAGTTCCACTGTTTATTAACAATGGTTGCTTTTTGGGTATGCTTGATAACAACGGAATCATTAATTTTTGGGAGGACTATGTTGATGTAGGTACGGCTAATGGTCTTTTTTCAGCAATGTTCACACAACTTGGGTGGGTTATGAAAATTCAGGATACGAATCCACCCAAACACCCTGGTCCACTGCGATGCACTGTATTAACACAAAGCTTGAATCCCCATAATTTAGAGCGGTATATAGCAAATATAGCAAATACCACGTCTAATACACGGTCTAATTCTGGTGTGGCATTTTTGACATCTGGGTATGTAGTGAATCAAAGCGTACAACATGATTCTGGGTGGGGTTTTTGGGGGCAACAACAGCAGCAAGAACAAAGGGAGGAAAGGGAAGAACAAATGGGATACTGGAATCAAGACCAGGGTCAAGGACAAAACTGGAGTCAAGGTTTAGGCTGGAATCAGGGTCAAGGTCAAAACTGGAGTCAAGGGGAAGGTGGCAGGCGTAAAACTTTAAAAAATAGAAATTACAAAAAATCAAATTCATATCGCAAAAGAAAGTGATAAATTAGAATATAAAATTAAGTTCCCCTTTAGTGGCACCTAATTTTTTACACCCGGCGCATTTAAGACTTAGTAATAATTAGGGAATGGGTAATGTTTTAGCAACCAGTAACTGGAATGCCGATATTGATAGTGAAATTGTTGGACCAGTAAATAATAATGCGCCTAAAAATAATAAGGCTACTAAAGGCAGTAACAATAATAGCTCTGTAAATTCTGGCAAGTCTAATAATAGTTCAGTGAAATCTAATAATAACTCTGTAAATTCTAATAACAGGTCTGTAAATTCTAATAATAAGTCTGTAAATTCTAACAACAGGTCTGTAAATTCTAATGATAGCTCTAATAATAACAAGTCTGTAAATTCTAATAATAACAAGTCTGTAAACTCTAATAATAACAAGTCTGTAAACTCTAATAATAACAAGTCTGTAAATTCTAATAATAGCTCTGGTAATTCTAATAATAACAAGTCTATAAATTCTAATAATAGCTCTGCAGAATCTAATAATAACAAGTCTGTAAATTCTAATAATAATAAGTCTGCAAATTCTAATAATAATAAGTCTGTAAATTCTAATAATAATAAGTCTGTTAATTCTAATAATAGCTCTGCTAAATCTAACAATAGCTCTGCAAAATCTAATAATAGGTCTGTAAATTCTAACAATAGCTCTGGTAAGTCTAATAATAGCAGTGTAAGAGCAAACAATAGCACATTAAATAAAACTAGAAAAAATGTCGGTGCTAAACATTTGGAGGCGGATAAAGGTGGCAAAAGACCATTAAACCTACTTATGTGATTAGCTTTTTAAAAAAAATTATAATAACAAACTGACGTTATAATTTTTAAAATCATATTTCCGGTTCTTGCGATAATATTAAATCCTTATTTTAACTAATCCATATAGGGATGTCAACTACTGACACGGCTACTGCACCACTAGAAATGTTACAATCGACGGCAAATAACGTGGCTGCCCCATTGGAAATTTTACAACAGGCAGCAGGAGCTGTACCGATACAACCACCAAAAATGGAAGACCTTATGGAAATATATAATAAAAATTTTTACTGGAACCTAATCTATCTTTTAATTTTAACAGGTGTACAATTGGTTGTTTTATTTAATGTTTTAATTGGTGGAAGTTTTACAGATATTATTCGAAATTGGCCGAAACACAGATGTAATCCAATGATTATGCCTTTTGCAGCGCTGTTTGGTTATGATGCTAGTGAAAATTTTAATTTTTGTATGAAAAATATATTTAGCAGTAATGCTGCCACTGTGCTGGGTCCAGTTTATACACTTATGTCTAAATTTACTGACATAGCAGGTACTATTGCTAATTCCGCCAATTCTTTTCGCTATTTGATTGCTAATCTATTAAATGGCATGGAACGACTTATGGCATCTTATCGCGACCGCTTCCAGTTTATCATATTTACATTGCGCATGAGCTATATGAAAATGATGACATTAATGGGTCGCCTATATGGCACGTTTTACGCCGTAATATTTATGGGTCTATCTGGACTAAAGGCAGCAGATAATGTTGCTAATAATGACTTAGTAAAATTCTTACTTGAATTCTGCTTTGACCCAAAAACTCCTATTGAATTAGCTGACGGAACTATTATTGAGCTTGAAAAGGTTGTAATAGGTTCTAAGCTAAAAGCGGTTGACGGTAAAAATCCAGTAGTAACATCTATGTTCAGATTTAATGGTTCTAAAACACCTATGGTACGCATTGGAACTGTTTTAGTAAGCAGTGAACATTTTACGTTTTATAACGATGATTGGATTAAGGCGTCTGAACATCCTGAAGCAGTTGCAGCTGAATCTATACCTGAATTAGTCTGTCTAAATACTGATACTCATGTAATGAATCTATGTGGAATTGTGTTTGCCGACTACGATGAATCTAGCGACCCGCGCGTAATTGAAACTACTCAAGCCTTAGCTGAAATGCAGTTAAATAGTGGCTCTTTTGATAAGATGAATGAAAAAACTAGTGACTATGCTTTAGGTATTGAAGAAAGTATGCCTGTAGTTTATAAAAATGGAGAAACACGCCTTATTAAAAATGTACGGATTGGAGATGAATTAATGGGTGGAGGGATTGTAACAGGGCTAATTAAAGAGCAATGTAGTTGGATTACAACATTACCCAATGGTCGTTATGTAAGCAGCAGTCAATTGATTTGGGATAAGGACTTTTCTTTATGGCGCCGCGCTGCATTTGTGTATCCTGAAAAAAGCGGAATGATGAGTGTACCATTAACACTTTACCAGTTGTCCGTAACAAATAATACCATAGAAAGTGTTGATTATATGTTCCGTGACTACCGCGAAGTTAATGACCCTGATATGGAAAAACCTTATGAAACTAGTTTTTCAAAAAAATTGACGGAACCTGATGGCAATGTTATAGTTTAAACAAAAAACACAGAACATAAAATGCCAGTCAATGTTTATGCAAGTTATGCTCTTACGCCTACTGCTACCGAGGATGGAATCCTAGGTATCAAGGTTGTTGCTGACAGTCCTGTTGGTCGTCCTATTCATATTGCTCTTGTGCTTGATAAGAGTGGTTCAATGGATGGGGCACGTATTGCTTCTGTCAAGAACACACTCAATGTGCTTGTTGACAAGCTGCAAGTGGGGGACAAGATTACTGTAATTGGCTTTTCCAGTAGCGCCGATATGATTGCCTCATGTGTTACAATTAGTGATGACAGTGTGCGCAGTCAAATCAAGGCTTCTGTTGATAAGCTTGTAGCTGACGGTGGAACAAATATGGAGTCAGGGATTACCCTTCTTGGTCAGCTATTTTCAACTGGTACTGAGTTGCCATTGCCTGACACTGTTGTTCTTCTGACCGATGGCTATGTGAATGAGGGGATTACCACTGTTGCTGGCGTGCACAGTCTTCTCAAGTCCTATGTGCCAAATCTGCCCGTATATGCTCTTGGCTATGGTGATGACCACAATTCTGATTTTATGAGGGAACTGAGCAGGCGCACTAGCGGTACATACACCTTTATTGATAGTGAGATTGCGCTTCCAGCCTCTATTGGTGAGCTACTGGGCTCACTACAGAATGAGGTTGCCAAGGGAGGATTTCTGACCTTTCCTGAGTCTTGGACCTGCTTGGAGCTCGGTTCAACTGGTACTAGTCACGGACTTGGCAGTCTTGTAGCTGATAAGCCCACTTGGACCCTGCTAAAGGTGCCTGCTAGTTCCGTTACTGGTAATGTAGTGCTTTCCTACAAGAACGTAGGTTCTACTGATGACAGCCTGCTGCCAGTTGTAATCGATGGTGCGCTAGACCGTCTTGATGTTATGGAGCAGCATCTACGCTGTGTAACTGCATCAGCTCTTGACAAGGCAGCAGGCTTTATCAAGGCTTATCAAATGGATTCGGCAAAGCAGACTGTTCAGGATGCCATTAAGCTGATTACCACTTCAGAGGCTGCCACTAAGCCTATGGCAATTCGCTTTAAGGCGCAGCTGGATGAGATGATTGAGGAGATTTCAACTACGCATAGGGGGCATCGTGGGTTTGCTAATCTGCTACAGCGCACAACTGGTACGGCAACACGCTATACGCAGCAGCGTGGTGTAAGTAGCCAGGGCGGTGGTGACGACGACGATGGTATGTTTAGCACGCCTTTGCTAATGCGGGCTCAGGCTGCCATGGTTACTGGCTATAGTCAATCTGCAGGTGGCGGTGAGGACCCCCGTGACCAGATGACCTAAAACCGTGTGACTAAGCAAGTATAAATGGATAAAACTATGGGTGAAAGAACAAAAGAGTGTGTAAATATTATGAAAAAAATCACAGAAAACTTAGGGTTGGCTTCTGATTCAGATGCTGTTACTGAGCTCAGAGAAAAAATGAATATTTATATTCGGTCCGGTGAGCCATGGACTGGTACAGTAGATTTTTCTATGTTTGGGCGAATTGCTGAATGTAATTTTCCTAAACGGGCGGGTAAGCCCGTTGAAGTAACGCTTAAAAAGATTACAAAGTCTTATACTAAGGATGAGTCAGAAAAGCAATCTTAAAGATTTGTATAATAGTTTTCATGCTAATAATCAAGATTTATACAAGGCGCGCACTGATACACTTTTAAGGGAATCTAAAATTTGCTTTGATGAATATATTGAGAACAAATCATCGCTATTTATTGCATTTACTGGGCGACGTATTAAGTTAAAAGATATACGCGATGAACTAATGTGGGCTTGTAAAAATGGGGTGAATTTTGTTGAATATATTATACATAAACATCTTTATCCAGGCTATAAGGGAGATAATATAAGTTTTTTATCTGGGATGTTCTACATATATGAGGAACGGAATTTTATAATGATTCCTGGAGCGCCCAGCTTAGTACATGTTTTAAGGGAACAAATTCCAGAAGCTAGTGTGACTTATCGAAATGATAATGGGGAATTTGGAACTTTGCGAATTGAGCTTCGGTAAAAAATTGAACAAATATAATTGTGGTTTTATTTAATAAAATGAACCACGAAGATATATCTTTAATATATTCAATGTTTCCAGTGATGGAAAAGATTATACATGAACGTGTTGGTCTAATTGGCGAATTTCGCATTTTAGATAACAATCACCCTGTTTACAAGCATGTTATTCGACTGACTGTTATGCGGTCGGATTTTGGATGTTTTGACTCCCTTGATACTGCGGGAATGTTTCTGTATATTGGTCGAAAGGCAAATGGGGAAATTAGGGAAAAGCTAGAGTGCTTTGATTATTCACCTGATTTTCGTTTCAAACGTGAAAGGCGCTTGGAATCAAGAGTCATACATTATTTTAATAACTGGTGGAATTCTATTGAGTTTGATGCAAAGTACAAGGCAAAGGAGTTTGTAGATAAGATACGTCTTGACCTGATAGCCTATATTGGAGCAAAAGAAATACAGTCTGGACTAATATGCGAATAATACAACACCACGACCACCAAATACACGAAATACATTCCAGGTTGTAACATAGCTATAAACTGTTAGATTAGGATATATACCCAGATTTGTTTTTTTCATTTCTAGATGTAGCTCTTTTTTGGGTAGCTTGTCAAAGTTACTGAATCCCCTTGGATTGTAAAATGCACCAAGGGATTTATCATCCTTTGCTCCTGGCGATAAGCCAAACGGGAAAGTGTAAATATAGCGATTAAATAAGGGTGCCTTGCGATAATGGATTATTGGTAGTAGGGACCTGAATAAGGAGGGACTTTGTAAGTGGGAAAAACGCTTGATATTACTGAAAACCAGTTCAGCGCCTGTAATAGGTTCACTAAAGGCGTTGCGGAAGGCTGGAAGTGAAGAATCTGTTGAGGTTAATACAGCATCTGGCCACCAGGGGATTTTCCACCACTGTTCTGGAAATGTTGTATCTGCATACAGGTCACGTGTAAAAAGGAAGTTGGCATTGTAGTTTTTAGCACCTGGATTTTGACAGACCCAATGAATTTCTTTTACAGGATTTGAATACGGTAATGGAATTCTTACATTTGGCGCACCCTGTGTTTCCTTGGGTGGTACAATATAGTGCTGCTCAATACGATACTCTAACATATTTGAGCGAAATAATGATGCTTCATATTCTTCAAGACTGATATATTCACATAATAAATAAGCGTCTTTAACATTAAAGGTAGGAGCCATTTGAACTCCAGGTATCACTTCGCCTGAAATTCCCTGTGCACCCTGGCTTGGACTGATTGAATAAAGGGTTAAATTTCCGTTTGGATTGGCTCTATAGAATTGCGCGTTTGCTAAAGTTGGGGTATCTGCACATCCTATACTAGTTGCAGAGGCGTTTGGTGGGGGGTTACGTGGGTCCTGGCGGGCATCGGAATAGTAAAGGTTGTTTATGGGATTTAGAGTCACGTGAACCTGTATTGCATCGGCTGACATGGCATCAATAGGAAGGGCATTTTCATATTCATTTTGGCTAAACCATAGTGGTAAAGGCACGTAAACAGTGGTTGGATTTGCTGGGTCAGCACCAATACTTGATGCATTAAATCCGTTAGCTATGCGTTGTATCATGCGATTTTTTGCGCGTACACTTTGATTGGATTCATAAAGTTCATCGTAGATTTCTAGAAATCGTCCGTCCATACGGTCTAAATTTACACCACCAACATCAAATTCAATCAAATTAATAAGTGCGTGTCCTAATGAATTTGTCCAACCAAATGTTGGTCCTATAAATGTACCGGGCGCGCAGGCTTTTTTTGCATTTTGTTGAACAGTGGCAATATCTGGCATTGTAACAACAAGGGTCACTTGACTTAATAGTTCCCCCTTTCGTGGAATCGTGCACGTATTTCGTTTTCCTAAATCTGGAGCACCATCAAATTCTACGCGAATCCATTGGGCTGCCCAGCGTGTTGTTTTTTTGAAGACTTTTACATAGTGATTTATATTTGGCTGCCCCTTTGGTGTTAACAGACGTGAGTCTTGGAGTCCATAACACACTACTGATAATAGTGTTGCCGGTGAACTCATCCCTGTTCTATTTCGGTGTTATTTATTTAAGCAGTATGTACATTAGGAAAGTATTATGAAGGGACCTGGTAAATTTAAAAAGGATAAGACCTGGAAGCGCTCAAAAAATCCTGAAATACTTTCTGGAACAATTAGTTATGGCGGGCGTACTTTTCAACTGGAAAGCAATATGCTTTCTGTTGAAGTAAATGGTATATATTTAGATGTATATCATAGGTATGAATATATTAAAGATGGATTACTAGATGGTGGTCGTTGGTATGATTTAAAAATGGCGCGGAACCTATTTGAGGCTCTACCTGAAAACACTTTTCAAATTCATCTTTCTAACTATGAGCTTGAAGATGAAAATGGGGAATTAACTTTTTTTGATGTTACTATACAGTTGGTATTTTCGGAAAAGGCTGCTAGCGCCTTGCGTTCACTCTAGTTAAACGGCTATTTCTTGTGCGCTTTCTGCGAACACTTTTTCTTTTACCTCCTGCAAATCCTGCGAAACTTACGTTAGGCAAGAGGCTTTTTAAGTATCTGCTAGCAGCTATTCTTTCGTTAACAAGTCTTTTAAGATTTGATTTATCTGATTCTAGTGTACTAATCATACTTTCGTAAAGTCCCTTGATTAAAGGGGTTGCTGATTGCTTAGAATTGTGTGCTGTTTTTAAACGTAAGGCTTGTTGTAAATGTCCCTTTATTGTTTCTTTCGTGGAATTATTATCTCTGCCACCTATCATGCCTATTAATGGTAGTAATAACGTGTCTATTTCAGAAATAGAGCCTTTTAATTTTTTTGCATCTGCAGGGCTTGCGTTCTGCTGCTTTGCAGCTAAGTTGCCTTTTTCTCTGCCTAAAATATCTTTAACATTACTTTCAACATATGTTAAAAGCCTTTCTAACTCTGTTTTCCTAGAAGTTAGCTTCGCAACTAATACTTGATGTGAGTCATCAGCTGCTGGTGGTGGGGGGGGTGCTTGCCCAGAGCAAGCAACAACTACTAATTCTTCCTGAAAATAATCACCTGATTTTTGGTCACAAACAACTTTTACTAATCCATTTTTTATTGATAATATTTTACCAATTTTACTCTGTCTTTTTAAACCTAAACATCTATCTCCAAGACCTTCAGTATCATATGCTAATTTAACACATTTACCACTTTGCATTCTCTACTTATGATTAAGCTTTTAATACAATGACAAAGTTCGTGCACTTGGGTCATTTGTTTCAGGTGACCAGCGGGGCATCCACATATACGGTATTATGTTCACTGATTTTGTGCCGTAATTAGACTCAAATAATTTTCTGTAGAAAAGGGCTTCAGCTGTCTTAGGGCAGTTATGAGGGTAGTTTTTTGGGGCATCATCAAGCTCCTGAGCAATAGTTTTGACATTTTCTCTGACCCATGTATCTATTTTGGCGTGCCATGGTGTTTCTGTTGCACTTACGCCATCGCTGAACGCCTCTTTTTTGCGCCACAATACTGAGTCGGGAAGTAGATTTGACTCAGAGCTGGCAAAAGCTGAACGAAGAATGTACTTTTCTGGTTGACCAGTTTCCCTATTTGGTCTTCTGAGGTCTGATGGTAGTGAGCGCCAAACGGATACAAACTGCTTATCTAAAAAGGGTGTGCGTGCTTCCAAACCATGGTCCGCCATGGACCTGTCACTACGCAGTACATCAAAACAATGAATATCTTTGAGAAGCCTTGCTGATTCTGCTTCAAACTCTTCGTCGCTGGGGGCTCTGTAAAAGTATAGATAGCCACCACCAATCTCATCGGAGCCATCGCCATTGAAAATCACCTTGATATCCGTATTTGCTTTGATGTATTTTCCTATTAGCCAGTTGCCAACTGATGCACGCACAGATGTAATATCATAGGTTTCAGCGGCTCGAATAACTTCTGGAATAGCACTGAAAAAATCTTCTTCTGTCAGGGTAATTTCGTGATGGATGGAATCTATGTGTGTAGCAACCTGTTTAGCGTAAGTCAGGTCTGTGGAACCAGGCATACCAATACTAAACGTCGTAAGCTTCTTGCCTTGTGTCTTAAGATACTTGGCGGCAACAGCGCATACTAGTGAGGAATCTAAGCCTCCACTAAGTAGAGCACCAATAGGACGGTCAGACATTAGACGTTTTTGAACAGCGGCTTCAAAGGATTTTTGTAGCAGGGTCTTATCTGCAGCAGGGTTTTTTAGCCATGGTATTTGATGATACCCAAAGGCGCTTACACCAACCTCACTTTTGCCTGGCTGGGGCAGACCAAAACGGTACCAGGAGCCAGGAGGGAAAATTTCAATACGGTCACAAATTGGCGTTAGGGCTTTAATTTCGGAGCTAAATACTTGGAAGCCATCGCCCTTGCCGATGTACAGGGGGCGGACACCATAGGGGTCACGGGCAATTGTAATCGTCTGATTTTTAAGGTCTACAGCAACAAAGGCAAAGACACCGTCAAGGGTGCGACAGACCTCTGTTGGTTCAAGCTTGCGTAAAAGTGTTGGTAGAATTTCGCAATCGCTGGAGCCTTCAGGAAGAGGAATTAGCCAGCGCTGAGCTAATTCCTTGTAGTTGTAGATTTCTCCATTACAAACTACGGCAATATCATCCTTAACTAGGGGTTGGTGACCTGCCTCTGAAAGACCGTTAATAGCTAGGCGGGTGAAGCCAAGGACTACAGAACCGAATGTTTGGACCTTCATAAACTCTGGACCCCTGTTGTGCAGCTTTTCAACACAGCGTTTACAGTCTTCTTGAGAAGGGACCTTTGTTCCGAAGACCGCCCAGATTCCACACATTTACTGATTATATTAGTAGTTGTGTGTTTAGACCACTTTATGGGGATGTTATAGATGTTTTGGGTTAACTCATCAAAAATTAGGTTAAAAATCACTATTACTAATTCCTCCTTCTCCAGCAATTCTATGTAATTCTTCTCTAGCTGCTGCTGCTGCTGCTTGTTCTTCTGCTCTAGCTGCTGCTGCTGCTTGTTCTTCTGCTCTAGCTGCTGCCGCTTGTTCTTCTGCTCTAGCTGCTGCTGCTGCTTGTTCTTCTGCTCTAGCTTCTGCTGCTGGTTGTTGTTCTGCTGCTTCTGCTGCTGATTGTTGTGCTGCTTGTCCTACTTCTGCTCTTTTTGCTGCTGCTGCCCTTATTCTATCTACTCTTCTTCTTAAAGAGGTTTTTTTTGCTAATTTATCAGCTTCTAGTTTTGTTTTTATTTCTGCTGATTTCTTAACTTCCGCAATTGCCTTCAAGCGGAGAACATCATCAGCGTTTAGTGGGCTTCTTCGTGCCTCTCTTAATTTTTCAGCTAATTCATCCATATATGCTGTTAAATTCTTTTCAGTCTGTGCTTGGGTTCCCAAACATTTACAATCTATATTTTTTGCCACATCAATATCTATATCATATAAATCCAATGCACTTTCTTCTAGAGTATCAGCTATTGCTGCTGTATGAGCTTTTTCTTCTTCTTTTTTCTGTTCCACAAGTCCTGCTGTAAGGGGTTGAGGAGATATAATTGTTCTAGCAAATAATCTAGGTTCAATTAAATGTAAAAACTCTAATCCGAAATCAGCTCCATGGATTTCAAAATTTGGAGTCCAGTGTGCAGCTGCTGTATCTATTTTACTACTGTCCACATCTAAACTAAATCCCAAGTCTTCATAAAGCACATCGCCTTTCTTAATTAAATTAGCATCATCATTTACGAAAGTAGCTAATTTAGGATGGCGTAAATCCGGATTATTAAGAGATTCTTTATTATAACAATAAATATCGTCTATTAGTTTAGCACGCTGTTTAGATGCGTTGGCAACTAGTTTTTTAAAGTCTGGATTTTCACCAAACTCTTTAACTGTCTTTTCAATAGATTTCAATGATTCTAAACTCAGGTCCTTTACTGGTTTAGCAAATAATGTTTGAATAGGCTTGTATTCATTAACATATTTTAAGTCAAGAATCTCCTGTTCCAAATGTTTTCTTAATATGTGAATAGGAAATTCGTTATCAGGTAAACTGGCTAAATCTTGTAAATATTCACTTGATACTTTTTTCAAGTATAAATTCATTACGTGCTCTGTGAGTAGTTTTAGCTGTTCTGGTACATTAAAAATAAGATACAAATCATGTAATGATGGAATACGGTTGTTAAAAAGTTTATCTAATTCAAAAAACTCAAAAATGCGCTTTTGGACGTTTTTTGTGGGCGCATTGTAGGTATTTAGTTCCATAAAGTATTTGTCTTTTTCTGGTTGAGTACTTTGTCCTGTTGATGGCGCTCTTGGTAATGTTTGAGCACTATAACTGTGGTTTATGCTTTGTCTTGGTGAGGAGACGGGTGTATCTGCTGATCTTAAATGGGCTGCTGGCGCTGGTACTGAACCTGATTGTGGGTCTGATGCTACTGAGCTTGTTCCTAAGCTTGAGGCTGCTGTGCTTACGCTTGCAACTCCTGAGCTAGCTGTTACTTCATCTGTATCGACATCAGGCACATAGAAATCACCCTTTTTGTATAATTCTACTTGAAGTTTTTTGTTAACTAAATAAGAATTCATTACTAATTCCTCATCGCATATACCTATTACTGTTTGCTTAGTAACATCATCAGTAATTTTTGAACCAATATTCATAATACAGCTGTCTACAAGATTTTCCATTTCACCTGATTGAGCAGGGAAATTAGAAAGATTTTGGCTTTCGAAATTATATACATCACGGTAAAATAAGCGTCTGAATAAATGCTTACGTGCTGATTTTGTGTCAGAATCAAATAGATTTATTAAGACTTGTGCCAATATTGTGTATGAATAGATATTGTTTAGGGTTATTAATGATTTTTCGAAACCAGCAGGAGCATTATCAGCACCACCTACATTCTCCCTAATATATGAATTTTGTCCATTTTCTAAATTATCCATTGTTGTACTGGCTGTATTATTGTAATTTGTGAGCCAAATTCTTAATTGTATAGAAACTAGGTACTTGCGTAAAATTTCAACTGCATCATATGTTGTATCATTGTGAACCATTAGGAATGATGGTTTCATGACAGTTAAGTATCTGAATTTATAAAATGAACTAACATCACGATTGTATTCTGCTTGTAGTAAAATACCTTTTAATGCGGGGATATCTTCATCATTTTGAGGAACTTCAGCTTCCTTCTTTTTCAGATTAGCTTTTTTGTAGTCAATATCACTTTCAATTGCTGTGAGCATTTTCTTATTAACGCCATTTGGACCAGTCAGAAACATACCAAAAAGCTCATCTGTGGCGTAAAAGGGCAGTGTGATTCTATTAGGGAAGCGTCTTGGCAAACCTTCATTACGGGCAAAAAAACATTTTTCCATCTGATTTTCATAACCAGCCACAATAATTGAGGAATATCCCTTGTGGTCGTTCATAAATAACAACAATGTGGCAATAAACTCATCGCCATATGCATCTGCCTGAACTGTTCCATCGGCGTCAAAACTACACCCTGATACACTATACGCCTCATCAATAAATAGGGTCTTTTCTAAACTTTTAGCCAAGACACCTAGTGTTTTAGGGGCTGTTTGACCTGTGTATTCACCAATCAGATTTGCACGACTGACCTCAGATACTGATAACTTAAACTTGGGGTCTTCATAAAAAGCATCATAGGTTAGTATACCTAATACAGCGTACCACTTAGCTATTTTACGTGCCATGGTAGTCTTACCTGAACCAGCGGGACCAACAATAGATGCATTTAGCGCAAAACTTTCGCGGAAAAGAGCAGGATTAGTTGAAATTGTATTGACTAATTCATATAACTGGCTACGAATGCCTGTGTATTTGGGTCCTCTATAGAATTTATATATGTCTGCAGCAGCTTCATTAATTTTATCGAAGATTACGGCGCCTCCGTTTTCTTGTAACTGTTGGACAATATACCACCTACGATTTTCAATTCCTTTCAGTACAACATCATATGCCTGTTTTTTGATAAGAAGCTCAGAAAACTTTGTTTCATAGGCAGAGTTAATCTTTTCTCTTACTGATTCCTGTAACTTATCTTTCATTTCAGAGGCAGACCCTCCATTTGAATCTTCCATTAAATCCTGGTAATTTTTCTCATTTTTCACATATTCTTCGTTGAGTTTTGAAATTTCACGTTCAATGCTTTCTATGCTGGATTTCATAGTTGTATGTTTGTATTGTAGAATTACACCAATTCCATAAATGAATTTGGCTCTTTCACTTTGTTTCCCTAGATGTTTTTGCAGTGTATCAGGGTGGTCAAATTTTGAAGATACCTCCTGAGTTTTACAGCGTGATTCTTCTTGTTCGGCAATTTTTACACATTCTATTGGTCTAGGTAACTGTTGTAAGCTTGCGCCTCCTCTTATCCCGGGACTTATGATACTTTGTCTGGCTTTATTTGAATAATTATGCTTCTTAAATTTACGGGTCCTATTTCTTTGATTAGGTTCCATTTCTCTAATAATAGCTTTAATTTTTTAAACCGGTGAAAATACTGTATTTTTTTTAAAGAAAATAGATAGAGATGGCTGCTCCTGCGCCTAACCCAGAATTAACTGATAAAGATAAGCTAACTGTATATCTTGTTAGCGGAGGCGATGATTTTAACAGTTTCTATAACTCCTTGTATGGAGCATTAAAATACTATATGAAAAAGAATGGTGATAAGATTATTTCTGAAAATCTGCTTGCCAAACTTGGCACTATAGATGCAGAAAAAAGTGATTGGGTAGAAGCCTTTAGAGAGGATTTGAGCAAAAAAATACAAGGTGGTGCTGAGGAGTCTATTTTTTTTACTATGAAAGAAAATGATAAAAAGCCACACCCATACGAAGTATTTGCTGAATCGTTCAGAAATAAGATTATCAGAGGAGCAAAATTTAAGGATTGGTTAGAAGCTGCTCCAGAAAAAGTACAGGATGAATTTGGTCCGGCTTTTGATGTTTATCAATCAAGATTTTTCAAAGAGTTTTTTTCAGCAGGCGGTAAACCTGAAGCAGCAGAAAAATTATTTTACAAAAAACTGGGTGGAATAATTTCAGGTGATGTACCGAGTTTTGAAAGCGATATTAGTGTTTCTAAATATATCTTATTAGAGGTCGCAAAAGTTACACTAAATACAGATTCCTCTGAAACTCAAATACCATCAATAGCATTAATGATTAATGAACCAGAAACGATTTTTATTGCTAAATTAGATAATGGTGGGTACGGATTTTTTACGCTAAATCCAAAAGTGCTTGAAGAAGAAAAAGACTATATAATAAGCTCATACGAAATATATACTAAAACTGGTGTTAAGGATAAAAATGTACCACGATTCATTACTATAGATAATCAAACTATTGATACGGTTGATTATTATCAACTAGGTATTAATAGGTACGGACAGTTATCAAAAAAATACGATTTTGAGCAGAGTCTTTATGAAAAACAACGATTTGTTGATGCAGATACAAATGTTGAGACAATTGCTAGGAATCAGGCTGGATTAGTTACCTATCAATATGAGAGTGAGCTTTTTGATATGACTTTGAGGAATTACTCAATGTACACAATGCTTATGGATGAGAATATGAGAGGTATTGATAATATTGTTAAACTAACGCAGCAATTGTATGATAGGATGGTTGAATTTTTGACTGAAAATTTTAGACTTCTGGCTCAAGATGAAATAATTACTGTTCAATCGCTCTTAACTACATTCAGAGAAATGAATTCTGAACTAACTCATACTATGGAGAAAAATCGCATAAGTAGTGATTTGCGTAGAATAGAGCTACATCTTAGTACATTCACTCAGTTAACTGAACTACAAAATAAAATTAAGATAAATATACACGATTTTTCTACACGTACAACTGTTCAGCTATCTGCCCTTAATCGCGAGATTGTATCAAATACTGGTATTATATTTGAAACAATGGCTGGCGTTAAAATGAATGGTGTTAATTTTGAAAAAGGCATGCAAAGTATTTTACAAAAAGTTACAGCTATGCAGAGCGAGCTAAAAGATTCCTTATTAAATCCAGGTGAGGTCGAATATTTAAGGGGTCGTTTTTCTCATGAAGGAATGGCAGCAGCGCGAATTAAAGGCACTGCTGTAACAGCAGGCTCAGCAGCAGCCGCTGCAGCCGCAGCAGCAGCAGCAGCAGTAGCAGGTTCAGCAGCGGCAGGAGGGGGTGCTATTCCTCCAGTTTTACAGCAACAGCAACAGCAACAACAACAGCAACAGCAACAGGCAGTTTTACAGCAACAACAACAACTATTTTTACAACAACAGCAACAATTCCAAGGTTTTATAGGTAACTATTTACCTCAACAGCAAGTTGGATATCAAATAGCTGTACAAGGAGTAGGTCAGGGTAATTTTTTTTCAAATGCTTCTAATTACTTACCCTCAAATTTTGGTACAAATCAAGGAACTACAGCAGTAACAGGTTTAGGCGTATTACCAAACCCGCAGCTACCTGGTACATTTAACGGAACTCCTGCTGCTCCTGTTTTTCAAGGACCACAAGGAAGTGGAAGAAGGGGAAGAAGGGGAAGAAGGGGAGGGCGCTAAACTTTATTATACCCTTAAAAAGGGTTGTAACGTCAAGTATCGAAGTTTATTACCTCTTTTTTTAAAAGGTGTAATAAAGTCATGAACTAGGTATTATTTAACACATCCGTTTTTAATGACATATGTAATTGCATCTTGATATGCTTCATATAATAATGCATTGTAGGCTGTTGCGCCCGCATTTCCTCCTTTTTTTGCCCTAGCTGCTTCACATTCTGGGGTATTCTCAGGAAAATATACTTTAAGCTTACCGGTAATTTTTTTTAAGTAGTACTCTCTTTCTTTGGCGCCACCCTCAGGAAATCTAAATGCCAAATCGCGGGCTGTAAACCCTCCAAAATGTACACCTAGCTTTCCACCTACACTATCTGGACTTAATAATCTCATCAAAACTGATTTAGGGGCAGGGAAAAAAGACGAAAAATCCGATTTTTTATCAAGTTGCTCACCAAAATCGAGCATACTTCTTCCTTCGTGACAAAAATATGGAGCATGCCATCTAAATTCTTTTCCTGTTTCTGAACTAATTCTATCATCTAGCATAAAACAATTACCAGGATTGCCCCATGTTTTTGGATCTCCTTGTAGGTCCGGATTTGTCGTTACAGTTCTGCCACGACAGTAATTTATCTGATTAATACACCAATAAATATCTGTTTTTGGTTCTGCGTCTAAACACGGCTGCGCTTTATATGCAGCAGCTAATGCGTTGTTTAATGCGTCCATAATTTTACCAAAACCCTCCTTCATTGAATTATCCAGATTAGCGATTTCATCAGCTAAGTTTTTGAGCGCTAATTTTTGGTCTTCAAGATTTTTAAATGCTTCTGCCACACCTTCTCCTATATCTTTTTCTGCTTTTTTCAATTCACTATCCAAATCCCTTTCTACATTTTGAAGCGCACCCCGTATTGCCTCTGCTGCTTCTCTATCACCAGTATTTTCAGCTGCAGCTAACCTATCTTGTAAGTCTTTTATCATACGCTGGGCTTTTATGTATTCATCTGTGAATGTTTTTAGTGCTTTTTTCTTAGCATCAGCCAATCCTTCAAATCCTTTCTCCAACTTTTTAAATGCTTCAGCAGCACCATTTATGACAGCCTCTGTTGTAAAAGCTCTATGTTGTGTTGCTCTGTCTTGTAATAATCCCATTTGTTCGTTATGTAATAGCGCTGTTTCCATTTGTTTTTCTGCCATTTTTAGCTCTGCATTTTTCTTATCCTCTGCTGAATCTGTTGCCTGGCGTTTTGCTGTTTGGTCATGAACTGCAGAAAATACTTCACCAGCAGTTTTACTAGTCTGTTTGACCTGTGTTTGGACAACTTGGTGATTAGCAAATGACGTGGCAGTATCCAAAATTGGTTGAGTTTTTTGTCTAAACGCCCTTTTCTTACGTCTGTCTTTTTTTCTGAGTTGGGCATTCTTTTTTTTTAAATCGAATAATGATTTTTGCTGTTGCATCTTTAATGCTTTCTATATCTAGTTGATTTTTTATATTTACGGGTTACACGCTTACCCCCACTTTTTTCTGGTATTTGACTTTCAGGTTGAATTATTTCTTTCACTTTAATTGATTCATTCATTCGTTCTTGTAAGCGTTCTACAGCTTTATTATATACAATATCATCTTGGTGTTCGGGGATAGGATTGATTATTCTTAAGTTGTTTTTATAAATTTCAAAAAGGGATAATTTGATGTCATTTAAATTAACTTCCGGGTTAGACATTTACTATTATAGTCTTCGATATTTTTATGTCTTTTTTTTTATATATAATATGAAATAGAAGAGAAGGATGCTTGCTAGTCGCCAAAGAAAAAAAGTAATTGGTGGTGGTGTTGCTCAATCACTAATAGGGCTGGATGGTCATAATCAGAATCCTGAATTTGGATATCAACAGCCTGATGAAGTAGCAGCGGCAGAGGCAGCGGCGGCGGCAGCGGAAGAAGAAGATGAAGAGGATGAGGAAGAAGAGGATGATGATGAGGAAGAAGAAGAGGATGATGAAGAGGATGATAAAGAATTATGGATTAACGTCTTTCTAAAGCACAATAAACAAGCCAAAGATGCACCCCAAATATTAGACTGGTATCAACAGGCTAGCCCAAAGGCTGAAAATCCCTATTTAGTAATTGAGGTAAATGATAATGTAAAGATGGTATTCAAATACATCATTGGTGGAATGATTAATGCTCAAAAAATAAATACCGACATTGACCTTATAAAAACTATTACTGATTTAATTACATATTTTAAGGGGCTTAAAAAGACAGAACAAGAAAGCGAATTTATCATTTTTGAACTTATATTGAAGGCAAATGAGCTAATTAATGCGCAAAAGATATATCCTGAAGATGAAAATATATTACAATTTGATAAATCGTTTATACCTATACCTATTAATACTGTTACAGATGAAGATGATGCCAAAAAAGCTTTGGTTGCCTGTGGCAAAGTTATAAGTAATACAAAAGTTGTCCTACCCTTCAATTATGCAGAAGACTTTTCAGAACACTTCAAACCCCAGTTTATTGATAAATTGGGAATAAATGACTATTTAGGTGTAAAAAAAGTCGAAGAATTACCACTAGAAACATACAGATTTATTAAATTATTAAAACTATCTATTAAAGATGATACTATAGAGAAACTCAATGATTTACAAGATATATCTGAAAGCAAGCCCTTTGATTTAGAAGCCAATTATAATTATACTATAAAAGTCGCTTATCATTGGGTAGAAATTGTAACGGCTTGTTTATATTTTATTACAATAACACTCAGTCGCTATGAAAAATTACCTTTTTTATCCAATAAATTGGATATAGTTAGACCCTATCTTTTGGCAAAAATAAAGGCTATTAAGGATTTTGCTTGGCTTATGGTAATTAACGGTATCTACAAAAATATTAATAGAAAGGGTCTAGAAGTTCCTAAGAATTTTTTTCATGATTTTTTGAGTTTTTATAATAGTAAATTTTCTAGTGCTGATAATTCTAGTGCTAATATTAGATTACAATGTACTGTGTTGAAGTGGTTTTTTTCAAAATTATCAATTATACTAAAACAATCCGAAATTTTGGAAATTAAAACTAGCGAATGTTTTTATGACCTTTTTGATTCAATTGATTTAGACAAAAAAAATATCGATACAGAAGGCAAGATTGTTGAAACTGTTGATGAAACTACTATACTTCTGCGCACAATACATTTTAGGACAGATTTTATTATAGCGCCTCCGTCAATTACGATTGATGGATTGTAATTCCAAAAACCTTTTGGTTACATATTGATAAAACTGTTTGTATTGGCAAGAAACCATTTAGTGTATTTCTTGGTATATTAAATGATGCCACAAAGTTGGAGCCATTTTTTTATACACTATTATGGGAACTTGGTCCTGATTTTATTGATGATGATGCTGAAACTTTACATAAAATGGCAAATGCTGTGGGTGTATTACAAGATACCTATTGTACAGAATTAAATCCGGTTGACTTGCCTAAATCAATTCTTAGGGCACCTAATGATATTACATCTAGTGATTTAAATGAGGCAAGTGCCTATGGTATTTTTTTTCATGATATTACTCTAATAGCCGAATTGCTTTTTACTAGCGGAGCATCAAGTTCTTACATTGAGAAAGGGTTAAAAAAATGTGGAGAATATACTATGAAAAACTTTGGAACTTTTCCAGCATTATCAGAATTAACTGAAAGACAGATTGGTGGATATAATGCATTAGAAAATGTCGTATTTGAAATTGCCAAGTTTTATGACTGCGCTGGTGATGTAATGTCTGATGTTATTACGCGTAGTGATTTAATGGCAAAAAACTTTCCTATTGATAAAGTTTATCAGATTCATCTGCTAATACAGCATAAACCAGCATATGTTCAGATAGAAAATGTATTTATGTTTATACTATATCTTTTGGAATGTATTAATTTTTCAATTATAACTACTAATGGCGGTATGAATGTGGAGCAGGAAATTCAACTTAACCCAATAATTGTCACTAATTATAGTCATCTGTTACTTAATGAAACGTATTTTAATTTCACAAAAGCCTATGAAGAATTACCAACTGCTGCTAATTTGGCAGCATTAAATTCAAAATATGAAGAACTTGCTAAGGACCAAACTGCCGAAATTAAAATGCTATTGGCACTTGCTGAAATGAATCATAATTTTACAGTGACTTCTAGAGATAATTTTAAAGAAGCTTTGGATGCTGTAGAAGCACCACATGAAATAAAAACTAACAAATTAAAAATCATAGCAGACGCCGCATTTGATGAATTAAAAAGAAATTCTACGCTTGAAAATAGACGTTTATATAGAGAGGCTTATTTTGTGCATCCAGAATTTGATGAAAAGGTGTATCTAGAATCAGTATTTGGAGTAGCTCTAAGCAAAATGAATAAGTACCTATCGAAAGAATCGGTTGAAGAATTTAAGGATATTATAGAAGAATCAAAAAGTAGTCTGACCACGTATGGATTACTACAAACGTATACTACTTTACATGATAAATCTCAAAATGAATATGTAGCTAAAGGAAGCAAATTATTAAATAGTCATAGGATGCCCAATTCTATTTCTGTAATGAGGGTGAATCAACGACCAAATGTTAATGAGTATTTTAAAAATTTGGAAGTTAAAACAGAAATTGTTAAAAAAATAATGGCTCTAGATAGTAATGTTAGTGAAGAAACTATCACTGATTTTAGAAAGTCTATTAATGATATTATCAAAATTTATAAAATATTAGTGCACTCAAGCTCACTAGGGGGGACTGGTGGTGGGAACTCTCCATGGTTACAATTTTATCAAAACATCCTATTAAAAAAAGCAGAATTATTACAAACAGCATTTTTTTCTGGTGATTATATGAATAGTTATAATGCTATATACTTAATATTTGATTATTTAAAAGAATTTAATGATACAGAATATCCAGCTCAAAAAGCCCAGGCAGCAGCCATCAAAAAAACTATTGATGAAGAATGGTTTTTCCTAAAAAATCATTTGTACATGAATTTAATAATTGAAACCCGTATGCCTGTAGAAAATAAGGATTTTAAACAACTTACAGCCATTAGTAAAACACAGAATTCTATGGTCGATGATATTAGTGCCACGACGCTTGACAATTTTGCAAAGGCAATTAATGCAATGACTAATATAAAAACAGATAGGCGGATGCTAACTTTGGCAGATAAATGGAAGGATTATCATATTAATATATTATACGAACTATTAAAGTTCAATATACCTAGAGTTTATGATGGTCTTATTTACACCTATAGAGTTGAATTAATACCTAGAATATTTGCCCTTGTAGCAGAAATTAAAAGGCTTTCAGTTTTATATTTAAAACCTAGTTTTATTGATGAAACAGAGTTATTAATAGAAAATTTGGTTATTAATTATGAGAAGAAGCCATTGCGACGACCATTTACAGATGAACTATTATTTGAAAACCCTCCTTTAGATGTACCTAAAAATTTTTTTATTTATTTAAGAGACTTTCTATCTAAGAAAATTACACCTGCACCAGCTGCTAACTGGGAAGCATTTCAAAATTTAGATTCTCTGAGCATTCAATTAGAGAATAACCAGGAATTAGATAAGGGTATTATTCAAAATTTTATTACTAAATTCAATGAATTGAGATTGAATGACACATTTCGTAAAACAATTAGAGAGGCATTTACAAGTTTTATACCAATAACACTAAAACATAAACAGAGATTTTTTCTCTTAAAATTTATGATTGTGCAGGAAAGAACAAAAAATTCAATAGATAACGTCTTTAATTTTTTTAGTGATTTAAAACCAGCTGAAAAAGCCGATTTTACAAATGAAGAAAGAACTGCTTACTTTTCTATTAGTGACATTGAACTAAAAACACCTACTTGTGATACTAATTCTTTTTTAGAAATAATGAAAATTCGTAACCAGTATTCTATAATACTTATGAACCTATTTAAAACATTTGATACAAAAAGAAATGATTATTATAAGATAATAGCTGGGGAACTGATAAAATATAATAACGATATAAAAGCCAAATGTCATAGCAAACCTTTATGGGGGGACCTTAATAAATATAGTAAAGATGGTGTTGAACTTCAAATTGCAGAAATAAGCTTTGAATATTATACATTACTTCAGAAAAATACAGATATTGTTGAAAAACTAGATGCTAATAAGTTGACACCTGATGATGATGCATCATTAATAGAGGATTTTAATAGAAATGTAGAAGAAATAATAGATTTTTTTGTAAAAATAAACGATACAAAGGTAAGCGATGCTTTAAAAATACGTCGTTTGAACCATTTAGCAAATTATTTAGAGTTCCACATTAATAAAAAATATACTGCAGTAAATACTATTAATAAAACATTAGATTTACTAATCCAAAAGACTACAGACTCTGTTAAAGCTCAGCTTGTTCAAATGAAAGCTGATTATGCTGGAAAAATGGCTAAGGAAGTATTAATAGAAAAATATAAAGATTTTAAAATTGTGCCAGTAGCACCAATAGTTGCCGCTGCACCTGTTACATTACCAACTTTTACTCCAAAGGATGTTGGTACCGATTTTGAAGAAATACCACTTGGTGAAAAAGGCGATGGAGAATCTCGTAGATTAGCGCTTCTAGTACCATTATTTAGTAAAGAGCCTTTACGCTATGCTGAAGATTTAATAAATAAACTTAATGAACTTTTTGCTATTAGACCTGATAAACTAAATGAACTTGTAACTTTTAGCAAAAGGGCGCTTGATTATTATTTAGATGCTTATAAAGTTGCTTTGGAGCCTGCTAGAGATAAAGAGAATGAAATGCTTAGAAGCAAAGTAAGGCTGCTTTTTTCTAAAATTCAATTTAAGTTACCACCTTTGATTGAGCAAGAAATTAGGGCGAAACTAAAACAGATAGAAGATGAGGATGAAAAATTATAAACATAGAAACGCGTAGTTTGCATAACAACTTCTAATAAATATATATATTAGGAGTTGCTATGGCTTTGAATCAATGGACGGAAAGTTTAAGGACTGTGCCTGCTATTGATAGAAACCAAATCTTAACATGGTATCAGAAAGCCTCTAATCAATCTGAAAATCCCGGTAGATTCTTAGGTTTAGATGAACAAACTAAACGACGATTTGAATTTATTAACAAGGAACTATTGGGTGATAGTAGTAGTATAAAAAATGATTATGGTCAAATTAAGGCTGTTTTAGACAATCTAAAATCATATTTTAATGCTATTGATAATACAAGTCAGAAATACGAATTGGTACTGTTTGACCTTATCAATCAGATTTATAGAACGGATTTAGATTTTACACCCAAATTTGATTTTAAAAATCAGTTTCCTAAATTTGAAGCACATTTCAAGACAGAAAAATTAGAAATGCTGAACTTGGGACAATTTTTTAAAAAACCTACTGTTACATATTCAACTGTTAATTTTATTTGTGCTTTCAGACAGATTATTACTAAGGATGTTATTGAAAAATTGGATAAGGCTGCTGAAATTGATGAAACAAATAAATCTTCTAATTCTTCTTTTATCTATCAAAGTGAGCTAGAGTTCTGCTATCTGAGTTTAATCATTAAAATGATATCTAGTGCCTATACCGATGATGCACTATCTGGAGTTGTTGATAGTGTTATTAATACCTGGTTAAATAATTATCCGTTTAGGATTCTTAATAGTAAAGGGGATTTTACACCAGATAATTTCTTTATATCAGCAAATACATATATACGTGAGGGAGTAGTTAGTGTGAAAGAACGTCTGAGAAATTACTTTGATTTTTTTAATCGACTAAGAAATACACGCACTCCTGCAAAGGTCACTATTGTGTCCCCTGTAGAATTCTTAGATTTATATGATGCTAGTAATACCTATGACAGAGGAACTATGACTGGCGATGATAAATTGCCAACAAAACCTATGCGTTCTGTATATTTTCGTGAGGATTTTGATTATCTTAATAGTTTATTGATTAGAGGAGTGAACCTTAATCGTACATTCTGGATAGATGTTGACCGCATAGTTAATATGAAAAATAAGAAATTGGGTTTCTATCTTCTTTTGGCAAATAATATCAAAGGTTTAGATGAGTTTTATGATACTATTGTTAAAGATTTGGGTTTGAAAAACGGATTTACTCAAGATATGGATGATAGAATGGAACGCTACAAAACAATTTGTGAAACCTCTGATGAAAAATTAGAACTTATTCTTAAAGAATTTGGCAAGAAAGAGGAGGAACCGCATGTGGAGGATACACCAGAAATCATAGATATTGAAGTTCTTACAAAAACGGATTACAATAAGTACCTTAACAAAAATATCGCTTATGTTTCAAAGGAAATAGTCACCTACAATAATGATATATACAAAATGCATGTTGAATATTCACCAAACAGCAAAATAATTTTGAAGGACGATGGCACAGAACGCTCTTATAACTATTGCTATGGGTCTAGTGAAGATTTTTGTAATATAATAGCTTATCATAATTTAAGAATTAATATTAATTCTAGTGAAACTTTATTGAAAGAGCCTATAATTAAGGTTACCTATAAAAAATCTATTACTAAAGGAAAAAATAATATTACTGAAGTTATCGATAAAATGATTAAAGATGTAGTTGATAGAAAAGTGCGTATTTATTGGGTATATTTTACTCTACAAAACATTTTGACAGATGGAACTATATTAAGTATCAAAACACAGTTTGACGTATTGAACTCTGACCCAGTTTCTATAAAAAATCTATGTAATACATTTGCCACACATGATAAATTTTTAATATTATCTTTCGATTATGGAAAGTTACCTGATGAAACTAAGCCAATTCCAAAACCAGAATTACGCGCAGACACATTTAGCGAAAGAATGGCTGAGATTAAGAAACGCAGTGATAAATTACAAAATGAGACTATGGTTAAGTATAAACAAGAAATTGATATTTTAATGTTTCAGGGGCGACAACAAATTGCTATTAAGGAGCAGGAATATGCTAATGCTAGAGCAAGGGAACTTGATGCCAGTGATGTACAACGTTTAGAAATGGCAAAATTAAAAGCTGAGTCAAAAGCCGGTATTGCCAAAATGAAAGAGGAAAATGAGGCAAAACAGGCGGCAGCTAATTTATTACTTAAGGAAGCTGAGGCAGAATTAGAACGATTAAAGGAACTCGGTAAAAAGTTAGAGACGGAAAGGGAAAAAGCGCGCGCGGCGCGTGAAGCTGCTTTAGAGGCTGAACGGTTAAAGCAGAAGGCTGCTGAAGAAGAGGCTGCTGCTGCTAACGCATTAGATGCAGATATAGAAAATAACAGAGAAATTATTGAGAAAGGCTATAAAGAAATGAAAAAATATACTAAAATATTTGAAAAACTAAAGGAGACATTTCTTAAAAAATATGCCGAAATTGAAACAATAAAAAAAGATGGACCTTTTCTTATTGATGAAAAGAAGGCTTTGGATGCAGCTGTAGATAAAGAGGCTTCTGAATTTAGAGAGATAGAAGCAGGTCATAATTCTTTAGAGATTTTACGTAAAGAAATTATTGATTTAAAAGGCAATGACCCACCAGATAAAACTTTAATTAAAACAAAATCGACTTATTTAAACGAAGCACAACAAAGAGACCCATTAATCATGGTTGACTTGTTAGTAGAAGAATGGAGTGAAAAAAACAAAATATTGGAAGAATTAAATAAAACTATAAAAAATTATTACGAAAGTGATGAAATAGCTACATTAAGAGCTGCTGCTTTAGAGGCAGCGGCTGCTGATAAAGAAGCAGCAGCTAAAGCTAGGCAAGCGGAAGCTAATGCTAAGAAAAGTGCAGCTAAGGAAGCAGCCGCAGCCAAAAAAGCAGCTAATGAACAAGTGGCAAAACAGGCTGCAGCTGCTGTTGCTCCTCCTGCTCCACTAGTAACAAGTTCATCACTTGCTACTGTAGCTGCTGAGTTAGAGGATGAAGAGGCTGAAATGCAGGCAGCTATGGAAGCTGAAGATGCAAGGATTGCGGCAGAAGAAGCTGCTGCTGCTGTATTAGCTCCAGCTGCTGGTCAGACTATAGAGAAATATGATGAAAGTCAGAAAGGTATTATAATACCAACACCCAAAGAGTTCAGAGCAAATCCAAATCCTGACCCAGGTTATATTGCTGTTGGTAGAATTTTCTATAAAAAAGGCTATGTGATATTACCTGAAAGTGAAGCACCAGCAGCGGCTGACATAGATAATTGGACGAAGGTTGGTGATTACTATTTTAAGAAATTCGCTTGTGAAAAACGCGCCGATTCTCCACCAGGATATAAGCTACAAAAAGGCACAAAAATTTGCGTAAAAGAGTAACTACAGTAAAATACTTGATGATACTTGATGACTCTTTATGAATCTTTATGATACTTGACGATACAAAAATAGACACCTGTTTGTGCCTATTTTTGTATTTATTATTTATTTAGTGTTTTGGATTAGTTTTCTGGTTTTGTTTTGCTTTAGTATTTGCTTTAACTACTCAGCTGCCATGACCTCAGCAGGTGCTGTTGCTGCAGACGCCTTATCCTTCACAAACTTCTGCCGCTTCTGGAAGCTAGGTGGCGGTGCAGAACCAACCTTGAATGTTGCCAGGAAGACAATGCGCTTCAGGTCCTGTGCTGCCATAATCGCCTGATGCTCCTTCCAGTCCAGTGACTTCTTCTGCTTTGCCAGGCGGCTGACATACTGACCGTGGAGGTCAAATAGCATTCCCTTGTAGTGTGCCGGAATCTGGTCCTTTGGCGTGTCGCGGACCTTGAATACATGGACGTACCAGTTGTAAATGTCGCTTACCACCTTTGTCCAGTTACCCAGTGCAACAGTGGCATTGGGGCGCTCCTCAGGATAGACAGTCAAGTAGGTCTCCAGAGTACCATTCTTGACATTGTCAAACCAGACGTACTCCAGCTGACTGTGATTGCCACGGAGCTTGCGGCACATGACATAGGAGTTCGTGCGCATCTTCCAGCGCTGACCCGTAACAAGGCTGCGAATAACAATGCCCTGGCTCCTGATGCCCTCAAACTGGTCCATGTTAGCAATAAGCAGCTGGCAGTCCTGGGGATTTGTCACAGCAAAGCGGCGGGGAGGGAAGAGACCCGTTGGAACAGGGTTGATGACGTACTGAGCCGTGGGCAGCACCATCGTGACCTCCACCAGCGTAAGGGCTGGCTGCGCCACAGGGACCACAATGCGGTTCAGCGGGTGCTGGAGGACAAAGCTGTAGCCCCACTGAGGGTTCAGCCCACTAAATGCCGGCGTCTGGGGAAAGTACTGCGCCCAAGTCATCATAAACAGCTCTGAGAAGGTGTGCTTGTAGAACTTGTTGTCTGCGTCTAGGCGGCTGCGGGTAGCAATGCGCCACGTGCCCTTGTACGGGTCCATAAACACATTCACCATCACACCATCCACAAAGTCCTCCACAGCCACAGTGCTGAAGTCTGCAGGCAGGGTGTCAAGAGACTGGCTCTTTGTGGGTGCCACAAAGACTGGCACATTCTTAAGGGAGTCCCAGACAACAGAGCGAAATGCCTGCACAACAGGATTCTTCATGTCACAGGACTCCCTTACGTAGCGGAACATCACAAGCGGGTCACCCTCCTTGGTGTTTGCCTTAACACCAATCGACTCAAGGTAGCTCTTGACACCCTCAAAAGTGGGGTGGGCAGCAATAAGCTGCGCGAAAAGGTCATTTGCGTTGGGTGCAGACATGTTTGATGACATTTTTTGCTTTTCTTGCTTACATTTAATGGCGGGTGCTGTCTTCAATTTTTTGATGTTTTTCATTTTGCTCCGGTCGAACGTTTATCAGTCAAAGAAATAACATAACATTCGGTAGTGATGAGCGCCCCGAACCTCACTGAGGAACAAGATTTGATGAATATCCCTGAATTGGGAGATATACTAACTGTAAAATCTACTGTATTTGGTCGCTTGACCGGTAAAATTATTTTTCGTGATGAAAACCTTATTAGAATAATACCCATTGATGCAAGTGATAGAGCATATGATTTAGTTATGGACCCCGTAGATGGTGATTTTGCGGCTGAAACCGGTGTAACAGAATGTATAATACACACAAAACGCGAAAATCCTCATTTTGTATTACAACTAGGTGTTGTACCTGGTGAAGTGCTTGAATTCTTTACAAATGCCGGTCAGATTGCCAATCCATCAGGCATTGTAGCCGAGATTGTAGCTGATGAAGCAAATGATGCAGTTGTCTTAACAGACGGACGCCGTCTTGATTTTATGTTTATTGGACCTCCGATGCCTATACAGGTTGTTAGGGTTTCTGCTTTGGCTGAAGCAAAGGAAGTCAGTGAAGGCAGTGAAGGCAGTGAAGGCAGTGAAGGCACTGCTGCTGCTGAAGCTCAAGGCAATGAAGAAGATGAGTCCCCGGAACTATACGACCTATCATTACTTGAGGGGCTTATCCCTGCTGCCATGATGGAAGAGATTCCCACTGCCGATAGAACATATCCAGAAATCATTCAACGCGAAGAAATGTACCTTGATTTGCTAAAGTCCTATCCTGAATCAAAACATAAAAATCCCAATTTACTACGCCAATTGGCTCGTGAAACAGAATTGCTGTTGGCTCTCAAGCATGCTGCAACTATCACTGATGAAAAGGGTCTAGGTAAACCATTTGTTAAGTCAGCGGAATCCCTTAAAGATGTGTTGACTAATTTGGGTTCACCATTATCATCCTTGCTGCCTGTAATTGCTATGAAGCGCATATTATATACTGATGTTGAATCTGGCGCCGCTTCTGCCCAAGATATGTTGGAACAAGTCGACTTTCGCGATGGTCTTATGAATGAGCTGAGGTTGGTTAGGGCTAGCGCTAGTTATTTGGCTGGACAGGAAGCTGGTGGTGCCGCTCAAGTATCAAAGCTGATGTACACATATTTGTATGATATTTTATATCGCGATGGCGCTGTATTTTTACCCAATTCCAAGTCAAATGAAGGTGAGGAAATAGCAGTTGACCAGGAGGTATTACGTACTGTCTTACCACCAGACCCTGTATTAGGTTATTCCAAAATGTCCGCAAAAGCTGAGCTTGATAACTCCTTTGTTGGTGAAATTAAGAGTCGTCAACATCGCGTAATTAGCTCATTCAAAACACGTGACCAAAGTGTAATTGCGCCTGGTGACCCTGGTACGGCAACTAATTATTTGCTGTTTCCCACTAATGTTGGAGCGGCATTTCGCCCAGTTAAGTTTTCTGGCTCTGTATCTGAAGATATACGTGCAGCCGATTTAGCCTATAATCTACCGTCCATTGAAAATGTAACTAATGCGGAAAGCTCATACAATCCCAATGGTGTTGTTGTTGTGAAAGGAGTTACAAATCCTGCTGGTGAAGGCATACCTGCTGATGAAATCAAGGTGGCGGACTGGTTGGCTACTAATTTGGAAAACTCTGTTCATCCCAGCGACATGTTAAGTTCTGGCAGTGTGGGAATTTTTCGTGTGCTAGATTCTATCGGTCTGCGCTCCTATGAATGGACTCCTGAAGTTGCTAGTGTACTTTGGACTGCAGTTAGAAAGGCACAGCGCCTGTATAAAAAGGAGTTTGCTGCCTATTCAGCTGGCATTGTTGAATTTCTTAAGACTGCACCAATGTATAAGTTTGGTGACGTTATTCCTGAAGATTCATCATTATTTAAGAAAGTTATGGAGATTCCTGAAATTGCTAGTGTATTAACATCTATGGGTGAAACATCTGATTTATTAAAAGCACAAAAGCTGCTTTATTCTAACGGCGGAACTTTGGCGCGACTCCTGTATTTGGCTTCTGCTGCTGAAAAACATCCCCACTTGGATTACGTAAAGCGCAGCTATTTGTCTGAACTCAACCGTGCCAAAATTGAGTTTGAGCGTGTAAATGTGGCATCAGCCTTGAAAGCTGCTCCTACAATTAATACTTGCCCACATGTTCGCGATATGGATGTATTGCGTTCTGTAATGAAAACAGATAATCCTAAGTTTTATGCTGTGTTACAGAAGGTTTTAACACGTTATCAGGGGGCACGGTCCAATAACTGGGTTGACTGTAAGGTTTGCGACGGGCATTTAATCTGTATTCACGAAGTCATGATGTTATATGAGCGTACTCATCCTGGTAAGGCACAGGCACTGCACAAGGAGATTCTGCTAGACTTTGGTGGTGCTGCCTTTAGTGGACGCTATGTCTGTAGGTTCTGCGGTGTTCCGATTTCTGAATTTGAATACGATACTCACCTAGAATACGATGATGAAGGGCGTCCCTTAATCGGACGTAATATTATAGGGGATGAAGAGAAAACTGTTGAAGATGAACTTGACTCTATTCTTAATATTTCTGTTAAAAAGAAGGCAGCTAACTATGACGACCCATTGAAAAATGAGCTATATGATGTAGCACGCGTAATGGTACAAAATTTTGGATTCAGTTTTGGTGAGGATTCCTATACTTTAATAGTAGATTTTGCCTATAATTTTATTACTACACAGCTGCCTCCTAAAGATAGATATGAAGCGCTTACTGCCAAAAAGAAGGTTAAACCTACTTATGAATCATTCAAATCTACGAATGAAGTTGCTGTTGTAGCTGCATATATTTTATGTATGATTCACACTATGAATCCCACCCCTGAAATTCTTTTCCCCTTTGCTGGATGTAATTTCCGCCGCGGTGGCTATCCTATTGAAAATGATGATGTAAATGACTTAGGTTGTATGGAATACATGGTCTGTGTTATTGCTAACTTGAATAGGGACTCTTTACCTTGGAATATATGCATGTGGGCAACTGAATCTAGCCCTGATAAGCGTAAAGACATTGTCAGAGGGTGGATGAACAGTATGTTTGCTGGTAAAGACTTGACTGTACTGAAGAAACAGGCTCAACAGCTCTATTTAGATATGATTAAATCTGCACAAGGCAAGGCTTCTAGTTCAGATATAATTCCTACACATTTCAGACCTACTCCTAACTCTCAACCAGCATATTTTGAAGCCACTGTTATGGTACACCCTGACCGCATTATTGAAAGCGCCCTTAAAGGCGATGATATGACTGAAACTATTGTGGCACAGCGTGTTCATCAGTTAGCGTGTGATTCTGTATTGAACGCGCATTTGGCTGCTCAGACATCAGGTGTTATTAGTGAAACTTCTGTGCGTTCTGACTCTGTATGCTGTTTTTCACCAATTAAAAATGTGATGATGGGGCGAATGGCTATGTTTAGTTCAGATGATGTTGAACAGGAAATAAGTGCATTACAGATTGCTGAAATGATTCTAAGGAAAAAAGACCCCTGCCAACAATCCAATGGTAGCCATTTATATGTCCATTGGTCATCACCTGAAGCTATAGCATCAAGACCCGTTAAACCTGATGCCTCATACTTCAAGCTGTTTATGCGTACCTGCTTTCGTGGAACACGCCACGGTGAACGCCATGAATTTGGACGTCGTTCTGAGACATATGAATGCAGACACTGCCGCTTTCAACTTAATATTGACCCACTGATTTTAATGTCTGATTTAAATGACGAAGAGCTGTTTAATAGTGATAGCAAACGTAAAGGTGAAGAACGTGTAGTGGCACAGAATTTGGCACGTCAATCATTAAGTAATAATGGAGTGACCGTAAATTCTGAAAGTTTCAAGGAGCTTCTAAGTGCAGTTCGGTCAAACCGTATGATTCCTGCCTTTGTAGAACCAGTAGCAAAATCTGCAACAGAGATATTTGAGACACTAAATATGCTTGTTAATACAGATTGCCCATTACAACCTGTGCGCTTAGGTGATTGGGAAGCTCTTATGGAAATAATGAGCGCTAATTTTGCAAGAGACAGTGAACCCACTGAAAGCACCCGCAAAGTATCATGGATGCCATTTGTTACACGCTTTGATTCATTGCGCGCAGGCTTAGTTGATGTTTTAGATGGGCGTCAAGGACGCAGCTCAGTCAAAAAAGCAGGGAAAAAGGTGGAGACTGTGCTTTTAGCTATTGAACGTATTACTACTGAACCTATGTATCAGGGTCCAAATGAGGTCAATAAACACTGGATTGTTGGATTGGAGCGCCTTGCTCAGAATTTCAGTGAAATGGTTTTTGGGGCTGGTACCTGGTTTGGACAAAATGTTGGTAACGCTAAACCTATACAAAATTATTTATTCAACGGTACTAAATGGTTCGGCAAAAAGATGAGTCAGAAGCACACTTCAAAATTTGAATCTATGATTCAGACTATTTTAGGGGCAACTACTGATACAAATAAGGAGCTAGGACGCCCCGAAATAAGAAAGTTTAGCTCAGAACTCACACACCGCCTTTCAACTTATCTGGGTCGTATAATGCGCTTCTGGTCTGCTGAAATGTCCAGCTTTTCTGTGTATGGTGTTAGCACTGAGGAGATGCAGTATATGCTACGATGGCTAATCTTCAGTTCAGTTGAGGCGCTTTTGCTGACTGAATCACCTTTATATATGCTTGTTCCTCGCGATGCTGAAAAATCACAGATTCAGAGTATATTATTACGCTGGACCGGTGAAACATTTTTGGAGGCTCAACGCCAGTTTGACCTATTTGGTTTAACAGAAGAGGAAGTCAAAATGGCAATCTTGGATGCTCGTGAAAAGGAGAAAAACAGTGTTATTAAGGAAATCGATGATGAAAAGGACCCTGACCTCAAGGCGGTAGCTTTGATACAAAAGAACCTCAAAATTGGACGCTGGGCTATTGGCACAGCTAAGAATCTGTCCAGCTACAATGCTGAATTCCAGGACTTCTTACAGGAACAACGTGACCGTGCAGGTATAGCGGATAATGGTATTATGAAACCTAAAAGGGAAAATGTACTTGGATTTGATATGAGTAAGGTTGAGGATTCTGGATATGATGTATATGATGCCCAGGATGAAGATGCAGATGGTGGTGATGAATAACCTAAAGAAAATGTGAAAATATAATATAATGGAGACCATGCTTCGTCCGTTCAAGCGTATGCGTTTAGAATTGGTAAGTGGGGCAAAACCAAAGGCAGTTAAAAGAAAATGTGAAAGCAATACGATTGAACAGGGTACTAAAAAGCAATGTCTAAATACATTACTTTTTATTCAATATTATAATATTATGGGAGAAAAGCGTCGATTGGGAGAGATACACGAAAATGGAACTAAACGGGGGCGCCATGATAAAGTTCGTATAGGAGCAGCAATAAAGATACAAAAGGTTTACCGTGGTTGGCGCTTACGAAAAAAGTTGCGACGGCAACTATTTCTTTTTTATACTATGTAACTACGGTCTAAAGCTATATTATTATTTTCTATAAGTGAAGTTATGTTACACATATTTACTTATGGAGCAGGAGATATTAGTCGATTTGAGCACCTGAAGGCAAGTGCTGACTTCTGTGGACTTGAGATAAATTATATTACACAGTCTGTTTGGAATGGATTTTTCGATAAGGTTAAATTTACTCTAAATGCAATTCGAAATTTACCCGATACAGATATTGTGGCATTTGTAGATGGTTTCGATGTATTAGCTGTTGGAGAATTAGACGAAATTAGGACGAAATTTCTTTCTATGAATTGTGACCTGTTATTTGGAGCTGAACTTAACTGTTGGCCTGGTGAGTATTTGGCTAAATTTCCCAATTTAGGAATTCAAAACGGATATAAATTTCTAAATTCTGGCGGTTTTATTGGATACAAAAAAGCTGTTATGGAATTGTATACATGGAAGAATTTAGAAACAGTTGCTCATATATGTAAAACATGTGGTGGTGACCAGGGCTATTTTATAGAATATTTTCTGGCAAATTTCGACAAGAAAAACATGAAATTGGACAGTAGTTGCCAAATTTTCCAAAACATGTTTTCAGTTGATTGGAATGAAATTTACATACAGGATGGACGGGTTGTAAATTCTGTTATGAATAGTAAACCCTGCTTTCTACATTTTAATGGCGATGCATGGGCTATTAAAAGCGGTGGTAATATAATGCCTGTGTTTGTTGAGAAATTACAGTTAAGTGTAGAATTAGGTATGCGGCAAAATTTTACTGAATTTACGCAGAATTTCTCCCATTTCTATTTTAAGCGAAATCAATTGTAAATTTACAAATGAAAAATTGTATTTGTATTCTTACTATTAGACCGTCGGTTATTTGGATGGAATTTTTGAATACATTTACTACATATGATGTTTATATGATGTGTGATGATAATTCTGTTAGCTACCAGGCTAAGTACGGTGAACTTTATCCTAAAATTAAATT